AGAGAGATGTAAAAAGTAAATTAAATTAAATGCAAACGATGAAAGTGCATATTTACTAGCCGCTTAAGGTTAGTATAGGGTTTTGCCAATTGTCCTAGTAACAGAATCAGTTGGCATTTTTAATTAAAAAGGAGTTAGTATGAAAAAGACGTTAATCGCAATTGCCGCTATGGCATTTATCGGTGCCGCTTCTGCTGTTGAAGTTGGCGTATTTGGCGGTGAAGATGTATCACATCAAGATTCTTCATTGAATCATTCACTATTTGGTGCTTCTATTGGTCAACATTTTGGTCCAGTATCTGCAACTGCTGAATTTGCTCGCAAGAATGAAATTGGCACAAACCAAAATCGTTCTTCATTAGTTGCTGGCTATGATGTTGCAACTGTAGGTACAGTTACAGTTACACCTAAAGTCGGTGGAACTTTTGTTGACAATGAAATTGTACAAAGCGGTTATGCCTTACGTTATGGCGTAGGTGCATCTGTTCCATTGGCATCTAAAGTTGCCGGTACAGTAGATGTATATCATCTACAAGGTGATTCTCGTATCACATCACAAACAGGTAATACGGTTACTGCTGGAGTTAGATTTAGTTTCTAACTAAATAATTGTATGGGTTGTGGACTCCCAATAAAAGTCCAGTTTACACACACTCATCACACACAAGGAGAAAACTATGAGTATGACCCCATATGAGGTAAGATTAGAGTTATTAAAAATGGCTAAAGATATGTTGACCGATGATTTTCATTCAAAGCGTCAAACAATATCAGAAGCATGGCACACACAGATTGAAGCCGCAAAGATTGCCGGAACACCTTCACCTGATGCACCAGTGATGCCAAATTACCCAACAGAGAACGACATTATCACCAAGGCGCAAGTCTTGAACGATTTTGTGTCTCAAAATCCGACCCCACACGTAGAAGTAAAAACGAAAAAATCTAATTCGTAATTGTGGGACTGGGGCCTTTTATGGCCCCTTTTCTTTCAAGGAGACCAGATGAAGTTTCTAACACAAACTTTCTTCATAATTCTTTCATTGGTATTAATAACAACAAACGCTAAACCGGCACCTGATATTACCGAAGCCATCAAAGCAGATTTCAATAAACAAGTTCTCTGTATGGCAAAAAATCTTTACTATGAGGCCGCTATGGAACCTTATGAGGGTAAACTAGCCGTTGCTCAAGTAACAATCAATAGAACACAGAACAAAAACTTTCCTTCTGATGTTTGTGGAGTAGTCTATCAAAAAACAAATGGCACTTGCCAGTTCACATGGACTTGCGAGAAATCTTATCCTGTTCGTAATGAATACGCATGGGAAGAATCAATATATATAGCAAAAAGAGCAATGACTGAAGGTATTTTACACAAAGAAATTGCTAAGGCAAAAATAATTTTTTACCACGCTGCGTATGTTCATCCTGGTTGGACAAACATACATCCATTTAAAACTATTGGAAATCACATATTTTATGCAAAATACAATGACAAGAATCAAAATTAGTCCTTTTATGAAAGATGAATTTTTTTTGGTAACAGAAAAAGATAGGGAAACCGAATCAATAGGCTTGCCATCAGTTATAAAAAATAGTATACTATTGAATAAAGAAGACATTCCTGAAATCATTAGAGTATTAAATGAATATGCCAACAAAGATAGAAATAAGTGAATTTAGTGAGATAATTTTAAACAGAGCTCATCAAAAAAAATTATCTATAATGGACTCGGTAATTGATTATTGTAATGAGACAACAATGGAAGTTGATGTTGCATCAACGTTATTGTCTCCGGCTGTTAAGTTAAAAATTAGAGAAGAAGCACAAGAATTAAACTTACTAAAAAGAACATCTAAACTTCCTGTTTAAACTGTTTAATATAAATAGGTGTAGGTCACGGATTCCCCAATCCTACCTACTCTAAAGCTTATTAGGAGCATCAGCATGAATATTTATTCTATCTACAAAGCAACAAACAAAATCAATGGTAAATGTTATATTGGATTTGATTTCAATTGGCCTTCTCGAAAATATAAATGTGAATATTATGAATGACAATACAGGATTTGAAGCTTACAAACTTTATACAGCATTAAAACTCCATTTTACCAGTGATTCTTATGATGTGTTGAAATATAACTATAAAACCAATGTGTCAAAACAAACATTCACTACCAATAAATCAAAATATCAATTTTATAAACTATCCCGTAAATACAATCCGGAAGAACTAAAAGATTTTTACGTGGCAAACTTTATTAATGGTAATGGTGGTTGGGTAGGTGATTTACTCCAAGATGGTGATGAGATTTATACCAAGTGGAAAAAAATTCAGCAGAGCTTGACTTATAACTTTGAACAAGATATAATTCATCTATTCGAAACAGAAAATTGGTTGAAAGTAAACAATGGCCAACATCCATATCTACTTGAAGAAACCATGAAGAAAGGTATTGAGATTGAAACCTTATGTATTTTAAATGATATTATGCAATTTTTTCCGATGTGGTCAGAAAAGATTTCAGATGACATCATTTGGCCAAGTTTCAAATTGAAATGCCAGAGATATACACCTTTCATTAATTATGATAAAAACAAATTCAAAACAATTTTAAAAGAACAAATAAATGCAATCGCATAAAGTAGAAAAGATTTACGTTGATATGGATGGAGTACTCTGTAACTTTGTTAAAAAGTATAGAGAATTATTTAATCAAGATCCAGAATCTTTACGTAATAAAAAAGATTATAATAAAAATTTTGATAATTTTATTAATGGTCAACACTTTGCATCTCTAGAAATGATGCCAGATGCTTTTTTTATGGTTGATTATTTAAGAAGTCGTTCTCTACCTATTGAAATACTATCTTCAACAGGAAGACCAGAAAACCATGAAGAAGTATCCAGACAAAAGATAGTCTGGTTACAAACTCATGGTATTACATTTAAGCCAAACTTTGTTCCAGGTAAAGAACTGAAGAAGAAGTTTGCTACACCGAATTCCATTATCATTGACGATACTTTATCCGTTATTGATGATTGGAAGCAAGCTGGCGGTATTGCGATTCATCACAAGAACGCCAGAGATACTGTGGTAATGTTAAAGTTTTATCTATTGGATGGAACTTGACAACGCCTAAATATTGTTATATAATGATATTCGTGACAATACTCCGTTACATTCCGTTATACTAGAAAGGTTAATTATGGTAGATTTCTCTAAATTGAAAAAGAGTTCAGGCAATCTGGACAAACTCGCAAAAGCCATCGAAGCACTCAACGCTTCATCTGATGGATCCAATGATTCTAAAGACAACTACTGGCGACCCGAAGTAGATAAAGCAGGTAATGGCATGGCCGTTATTCGTTTTCTTCCTGCTTCTGCCGCTGATGGTGAAGACGCTTTGCCTTGGGTTAAAATCTTCTCACACGGTTTTCAAGGACCTGGTGGTTGGTTAATTGATAATTGTCTCACAACTAAAGGTCATGCCTGTCCTGTTTGTGAACACAATTCTACACTATGGAACTCAGGCATTGAAGCCAACAAAGATGTGGTTCGTAAACAAAAACGTAAGTTGAATTATATATCTAACGTGTATATCGTTTCTGATCCTAAACATCCAGAGAACGAAGGACAAGTTAAATTGTTCAAGTTTGGTAAGAAAATCTTTGATAAGATTACTGAAGCAATGAATCCACAATTTGCTGATGAAGAAGCAATCAATCCATTTGATTTGTGGAAAGGTGCTAACTTCAAGTTGAAGATTCGTAAGGTTGAAGGTTATCAGAATTATGATAAGTCCGAATTTGAATCACCATCTGCTTTGTTAGATGATGATGAAGAATTGGAAAAAATTTGGAATTCTGAGTTCTCGTTGAGTACTCTTACCAATGGTAAAGAATTCAAATCATATGATGAATTGAAATCTCGTTTAGATAAAGTATTGGGCTTGAATGGTGATGTTCCTGTTTCTAAAACAACTGTGGAACAAATCAAAGAAACAGCAAAATCTAAACCAGTAAAAACAGTTGAACCTGATATTGCTGATGGAGATGATGATATGAAATATTTTGAATCGTTAGCTGAAGAATAAAGTAAAAATTATGGCTGAAAATTTAAAAGGCTCTAAGACTGCCGAATGTCTTAAAGAAGCGTTTGCAGGTGAATCAATGGCTAATCGCCGTTATTTGTACTTTGCAAATCGTTGTGATGTAATGGGTGACAATGATACAGCGGCTTTGTTCCGTTCTACTGCTGAAGGTGAAACGGGTCATGCTCATGGTCATATGGAGTTTTTAATTGAAGGTGGTGCTGGTGAACCCGGTACTAATATGCCAGCAAGTACAGTTACTGAAATGTTGGAAGCTGCCATCAGCGGTGAAACACATGAGTATACTGATATGTACCCTGGTATGGCAAAGACTGCTCGTGATGAAGGTTTTGATGAAGTTGCTGATTGGTTTGAGACTTTGGCTAAAGCTGAACGCTCTCATGCTGGTCGTTATACAAAACAATTAGCGGCAGTTCAAGCCGATTCATAAAACTCTTTCTTTTTAAGTGTCTTCTGGAGAGTTTTAGGCCCCGCATAAGTGCGGGGTTTTTTATTGGTTAAACAACTCTAGTATTATACAAAGTCACTCGTTCATATGTTGGGTCCTTATTTCTTATATTGCCCATAGGTAATTTAGAAGTATCTTCAGGATCTGCATATGATAATCCTTTTCTTCCTTGGCCGGCGACTGAAGTGTTGTTTACAACAGATGTTTTATTCTTAGGTATAGCATTATCTAATTTCATAGATTGATTCATTTGAGTAGAAGCATTTAATTTTTGGCCAGCATTAGGTGTCGGTGTTGGTACAACACTTGTTGGTGATGACATACTACTAGGCGCACTACCAGGTGTGCTTGCTGGTGTACTTCCGCCACCAGATTGTGATGGTACTGTTGTTGCAGTTGGCATTGCAGGTGCCGTTGCGGCCGCTGGCGTAGTTTTAGTTTCTTCCTTTTTCAAACCATCTGCGGCACCTTGTGGGTCTGCTGGAGGATCGGCATCTTTACCGCTAGCGAAATAATCAAACATTTTCTCTGCGGCATACTTACCAAGTTTTTCACCACCAAAGAAACCTGCTGCGCCTCCTAGAATTCCTCCAACAAGCGTGCCTGCTCCTGGGACAACAGAACCTATTGAGCCACCAAGTAATCCACCAACTTCTGCACCGCCTAAGCCACCTAAACCGCCACCTACAGCACCAATAATTTCTTTTCTAAGTTCTTGATCGGATATTTCTCCCGCTTCATTCTTATCAATAGCAGTTTTAACATCATAAATTAAAGCTGCACCAGCGGCAATTAAGGATAAACCTGGTATTTTTTCCAAGAATTTAAGAACGCCTTTGGCAGATTCTAAAAATTTAGATACTTTAGTTGCAGATTTTGCTGCGCCTTCTACTAAACCTTCTGCGGAACCAATAGCTGTTTTTGCACCACCTTTAAGTGCATTTAGACCTTTGCTTGCCAATTTTTTTAATGCGCCAACACCAAACATTCCGCCAAGTGTATCTAATACCGTATCAATTATACCTCCACCACCTGGTTCTGATTTTGCAGTACTTCCTATAGGCGCACCTGTTAATTTAGCCAATGCTGCCAAAAGTTCTTTGTGTCTTTTTTCTTTTAAATCATATTCTTCTTGTTTCTTATCATTCTCCAACTCTCTTTGTTTGATATCATCTTCACGGTTTTTTTGCATGAACGCATAGATATCACCAAGAATTGCTGTAGAATTTCCGCCTAATTCTACACCGCCTTTACTAATTTTTGTTGCTGTGTTAGTTTTTTCATCACCAATTTGAGAAGCTCTAGAACTTTTTCTTCTATATCTTGAACTAAAATATTCTAATTCACTTTGGTCTCTACCGAGAATTTTACCAAAGATGGCAGATGCACCACGACCACCAACACTTTTGGCTATGTTTAATGGATCAAATTTCTTTTTGATATCAGTAAATGTTGCCTGAGTTTTTGTTCCTATAGCACCTTTAATAGAATCTTTAATACTTTTGCCTTGAATAATATTTTCGGCAATTAAATCACCAACAGAATATCTTCTTATCTTGTCAGCAAATTTATATTCTTTTACTTTTTTATTATCACTACTAGGTTCTTCTTCCTCTTTTTTTACTTTTTTATTATCACTACTAGGTTCTTCTTCCTCTTTTTTTACTTTTTTATTATCACTACTAGGTTCTTTTTTATCTACTTCTTCAACTTTTGTGGCAGTAGGTTTGGATTCGTTTTTTATATCTTGTTGCTCAAGGTCTTTTAATTCTTCTTTGACTTCATTTAAATCTTTTTCTAATTTTTTAATTATTTTACTTAAAGATTCATCTTTTTCATTAGGCATCTCCAGTTTAACCATTTCTGGAATTGGAACATCTCCTTTTATTACTTGTTCAGCTGGTAATGCTTCTACGGCTTTTTTTATATTATCATAAACTTTTTTCTCCGCAGCAGTATAACCCATCAAATTCTGTTCAACAGATTGAATTTGTGCTTCTTTTAACTTATCAATTGTTTTTCTAAAGTCTTTTGATTTTTTAGCCATTTATTATTCTTTTTTGGTGTAATGGACTGTCATCATCTGTAATCATAAGAGCACTCGCCTGTTTGTTTTGAGGAGGAGGTGCAATAGTGGTATTATTTACAAGCGTTGTTGAAGATTGGTTTGCTGCCATCTCATCTTTTAAACTTTTATTTGTAGCAGAAGCAGGTGCAACAGCAGATGAAGCGGGAGTTGAAGGAGCAGGACTTGCTTTATTTTGAGGCATAGGTGCAGCAGAAGCAACTTGAGTTGGTTTTGATAATTGGTCCGCTTTATTTTCCTTTGCTGGTGTTGCAGATGCGGTCTTAGTATCATCTTTACCAGCTGGTACTGCTGTATCAGTATTTGAACCTGCACCAGCACGTATCATGGCAACAATCTCAGGTGCTCTTTTGCCAACTTGAGTGTACCATTTACTTGTTTCTAAATTCTTTGCTGCGCCTTCAATATCACCAGATTCTAGTGCTTTGGTGAAACTTGGCCATTTCTTATACCAAGCAGGTCCCATATTGAATGTCAGGTCAATCAAGGCCGCTTTACCTTTGTCATTTAAGTTATTGTAACCGGGAATCTTTTCAGCTGCCTTCATGTGATGATTATAATCTTGTGAGAATAAATCATCAACTTCTTTATCAGATAATTGTCTGTTCCATTCCGGTGGTAAAGATTTGCCATCACCAATCAAGTGACCAACACCAACAGTCCAAAGACCCAATGAGTCCTTATATGGTGCATTTTTAACACCTTCATGGCGTTTAATCATACTCTTTGACATTTCATAAAGAGTACCAGTAGCAACTACTGCGGTTGCACCAATACCTGCTGCCGCTCCAGGTGATATACCGGATGGTGCCGCACTTGGTCTTGCGGCTGCACCTGGTTTCGGAGCACCAGCACTTGGTCTTGCGGCTGCACCTGGTTTCGGAGCACCAGCACTTGGTCTTGCGGCTGCACCTGGTTTCGGAGCACCAGCACTTGGTCTTGCGGTTGCACCTGGTTTTGGAGCACCAGCACTTGGTCTCGGCGCAGGAGCTTTTGGCGCAGGTGTTTTAGGTGCCGGAGTTTTTGGCGCAGGGGCTTTAGGTTTTTCTTCTTTGAGTTTTTCTTCTTTTTTAGGTTTTTTCTTATATGTTAAAGCCTTAATTAATTCACCGTGCCATTCTTCTTCTTGACGATTTTGATCTTTTAATTTAGTGACAGCTAATTCTTTTTGAGTATCATAATCTTCACGATCTTCTTTCATCAATTTATAGATGTCGCCAAGAATTTGTTCAGCAGAATTTTTTGTTTTTTTGTGTGCAACACCAGACATTTCTTTACCCATATTTTTAGATGTGTCTTTCATCTGTGTGGCAGTTTGTTTTGTTTGTTCAGATAGTTCTGGTTTTTCTTTTTCAGACGATGAAGTACCACCAGTCAGTAGGTTTTTTCCTACCGAGCTCAAAGTATTACCTATTCCTTTTAATGAAGGCAGTTTCATCTATTTAATTTTTGTTTTTCTTTAATTTTTTGATTTTCTTCTTCAATATATTGAATCAAAAGATTCACATAAATATCTCTTTCCCAAGGTAACATATTGTCAAGTTCTGTAAGACTATATTTGTGGTGTTGCATTAATGAAAAATTAGTCTTATAGTAGTTCCTTAGATTATCATGACGAAATGTTAACCGAAAAAATTTTCAAGGCCTTCCACATTGATAGTATGATGAAATTGACATTTTTTACAAGTCATTTCAATTTTTTGTCTCATTTTTGGTAAATTATTAAAAAATTCTTCTATTTTGTTAAATTGTTCTTGATTCAAATTTTCAATAAATTCTACCATTTCAGATTGTTCAACTTCATTAGCATAGTAATATTGTTCACTATCATAAATGTATTCTACGGATTGTGCTATAATATTGAATGTCAGTGTATTAACATCTTCATATTGTAAAGCATTTCTAACAAAAGCAAACTCAGGATATTTTAATTTGATAATAAATTTATCATTCAGCTGAATTTGATTAGAAACATTTTCTCCCATTTCAACTTTAATTTTGGTCAAATCAATATTTGTTTCCATAATATTGTTACACATTTTATCTTCTACCATATTGTTGCAACGATACCTAGCGTCAACAATTTCACCAACTGATTTTGCTCTTAGGTTAATGAAAAAATATTCGGCATCAATAATTGGCAATTTATCAATATCTGTGTTTTCTGTTAAACAACAATTATTCAGTATATCAGCAACATTTTGCTGAATTACTTCAGTTTCATCTGATTCCATAGCCATCAATAAATTTCTTTGTTCTTTGACGGTAAAAGGACGGTATTTTATCCTTTTTTTAGAAAGTGGTAACATCAATTCATATATCGGTGTATCAATTTTCGGCAAAGCCATATTATATTCTCCTTGTTAACAAAATTATTAAGACCAATCAGCAGTAGGTCCAGGATCAAAACTATCACTATCATTTGATGCTGGTGGCGAACTAGGTGATTGTGTATTATTGATCCAAAATGTATAAGCAAAAGTTACATTTATTTTGTGTTTTGAATCAACATTAGCCCAATCCAAATCCATTTGATTTATATTGATAGGATAAGCATCAGCCAACGTAACCGAATAACTCAATTCATTTATAACATTATACTGATTAATCGTTATATCTTGTACATAATCACTTTTGTAGGCTATGTCAAAACTACTAGTCGGATTAATTTTTTCCATCCAAGCATCAAAAAATAACTTTTCTGTCATTGCATCATCAACCAAAAATGTCATATCAATATCATTAAAAGTTATATGGTTTGGAAATTTTTCATACGGTCCATAAGTTTTTTGTTCAATAGTCTCCAAATGTTTGCCTGGAAGTTGAGAAATTTCACACCTATATCTAAGTGTTGGACTGCTAGGAATGAAAACATCAAACTTATCAGGTCTAGCTACATCAGCCTTAAAACTATGTAAAAATTCTGAAATTGTGCCTGCCATTTAAGATTCCTTTATCTCTTGCTTTACGTCTTCCCAAATTTCTTTTGGTTTAGCCTTTTTAAATTGATGTACTGGTAAAAATGTAGCTACATCCCATTCATTTGGCGCTACAGTCAATATTTTTGACCTAATATGACTAGTCAAATATCGTTTTAAACAAGGCCTAAACTCTTTAAGTTGTCTGGTAGCATTTAATATATCATAAGTTATTCTAATTTTTTTGATTTCATCGTTTTCATCATAAGAAGCATATTTAAGCAATTTACCTAAAAATGCTATTCTGTAACGAATTGGTAAATAATGTAGATTTAGCCCTAGAAATCCATCTGGATATTTTTGTAACAACAAAATCAAAGGAAACTTATCGTAATACGGTAAATCTTCTTTGCCTTTAGGATCATAAAAAAAGAAATACAAACAACCAAGTAAGAATTTCTTATTTTCTCTTGTTTTTTCTCTTGCTATAGAACCTGGTATTGCACCTACATTTTTCAACTCTGCAATTTTGTTCATTAACCATTGCACAGTCTGCTTGGCAGGAAACTTAGGCTCGGCCGGTTTCTGTTGAGCAAGAGTTGTTAATTTTGAAGGTTTTATTTTAGTAGCCATTTAAATATTTAGGTGATTCCCAGGTCGTCTTCAGTCAATACTCTGAATTCCCAACCACGGTCTAAACAGTATTCTTTTGCATATTTCCATTTGGCCTGATTGACAGCATAGTTCTTTATTTCATTTTTATATTGTTCTGTAATTCGTTTTTTAGGTTTTGGCATTTCGGTTTGATATTTTGGCTTCACCTCAAGCATCATTGTTCTTAATTTACCATCTTTGGTACGTAATTTAACCAAAAAATCTGGAAAATATCTATGCTTCTTATTATCAACCGGAGATATATAAGGAACAATCAGTTCTTCAGATGCCCACGACAAAATGTCGGGGTTATTATCTAACCACGACATCACTTTACACTCCCAAGATGAGCGATATACAATATTGGTTGAATCACCAATGTATTTTTGAGGGTTTCTTGGTTTAAACAGTCCGGAATATGCCATAAATAATAATGTATATTAATTTTTTATAAGGATTTTAGATGGCTGCTATATCAATATCGTCATCTTCTAGTGGAGGAGGAGGAGCCGGCGCAAGTACAAGTGGTAGTGCTCCATTGAGCAAATTATATAATAATCCATATTCAGTAGGAACATTACAATATCCATCCGATTTAGGCGGAGCACAAAAAAGACACACTGTAACTTTTGCAGCAATGACAACTGCGCCTGCAGGCGTAGAAACAACTTCTTCTAGTACAGTGGATCCAGGAAGTCAAAGTGTATCATCATCACCCGGCATTAGTGTTCAGCCAGTTAGAAATATACAATCAGATGTCATAACTTTATATATGCCTGATACTATTAATTTTAATTACGCTGCGTCTTATGGTAATGTTAGTTTAGGTGACGCAGTTAAAGAAGTTGCCGGTTTAACAAAAATTGGAGGTGCTTTAACCGGTGCAGCAACATCAGCATCAGCATCTTTACTTGCGTATACACAAGGTATTGTACTAAATCCGCAGCAACAATTATTATTTGATGGCATTGATTTTAGAACTTTTCAAATGTCTTTTACTTTTACTCCAAAAAACGGGTCCGAATCATCAACAATACAAACAATCATACAAAAATTTAGAAGTCATGCCGCACCAAAAATTGGAACATCGGCAGCAGGAGCATTTTTTAGTGTTCCGGACAGTTTTATAATTAGTTTTTCTTCACCATTTATAACTAAATTAAAAGAAAGTGCTTTAATGACAGTTGATGTAAATTATGCACCTAATGGTATTTGGTCCGCTCATCCAGATGGATCACCAACTCAAATTAATATGACTTTACAATTTAAAGAACTTACTTTGGTTGATAGAACTTCAATTGATGCAGGATTTTAACTATGCAATATTTTAATACATTACCAAAAATAGTTTATACTAGCCCTATTACAAATAAAAGTACTGCAGCCATTAATCTATTAAATCGTGCCAGTATTATACCTAGTATTTTTCTTAATCCTCTTTTATTCTATACATATGATGTACAAGAAGGTGATACTCCAGAAAGTGTGGCATTTAAATATTATGGTGATGTATATAGGTATTGGATAGTTTTATTTGCTAATCAAGCATTTGATCCACAATGGAATTGGCCACTAACATCACAACAATTTTTACTTTATATGCAAAACAAGTATGAAAACGTTGCGGGTGGCGCAAATAATGTTATTTCTTACACACAAAGCACTGTATATGAATATCAAAAAATAATTACGCAATACGAAGTAAATACAAAAACTACAACAATCAATACTGTAATCATTGATGAATCAACATATAACTCGTTGCCAGATTTTAGTAACAATACGTATTATGTATCTTCAGGACAAGTAAACGTGACGGTTGTTAGAAATATATTAAATATCTATGATTACGAAAATAATTTAAACGAATCAAAACGAAATATTAAAATTATTGACAACAATTACGTACCTAAAATTGAAGAAGAATTGCAAAATTTAATGGCAAAATAATATGGCAAAATTACCTTTAACGCTGTCAATACAAGAGTTGACTTTGACCGGATCAACAGGAGATTTAAATTTAAAAGAACAAATGATACAATTTGTTTATTATGAAGATTTATTTGCTTTTTGTTTTTCCGGAGTGTTAACAGTTACCGATTCAGCAGGCAATATTGAAAATTTACAATTAACTGGTAACGATTCTTTAAAAATTGTTTTAGGTCAATCTGCAGATGATCCAAATAAAACAACAGAAATTTTTAGAGTTTATAAGATAACAAAAAGAAAACCATCAGGAAACTTAAACTCTGAAACTTATGATTTATGTTTGTGTTCTGAAGATTTGATGATTTCCGAACAAATAAAAGTCAGTAAATCTTATCCTGGAATGAAAATATCTGATATAATTACTGATATTTTACAAAATCAACTTGGTGTTAGTAAACCCGTTACAGCAGAAGCAACAACTGGAATATATGATTTTATTGTTCCTACGTTTAAGCCTTTTGAAGCAATTAGTTGGTTATCAACTTATGCCAGATCAGCAAAGTATTCGGGTTCAGACATGATACTGTTTGAAACAAAAGAAGGATATTTTTATAGATCATTACAATCAATATATTCGGATGAAGTATATAATATTTACAAATACGATACAAAAAATTTACCTGATAGTAAAGAAACTTTTTCTGAAAAAGAGTTGTCAATACAAAGATACGAAATATTTAAAAATTATGATATGTTAAATGAAGAAAATTCTGGCACATTTGCAAATAGATTAATTTCAATTGATCCTTTAATTAGGTCGTTTTATGTGACTGATTTTGATTATAAAAAATATTCAGGAGTTATGTTAAATGGCAATCCTCCTACAAATTTTTATGTGAATAGGCAAGGTAATGCTATAAACACCACGTATGAAGGTGTTTTAAAAATGGCAACAACAAATAAAAATGAAAAAAAATCTAGTTACATTACAACAAAACAAGACCGAGTCGGTTCTGTCGCACAAGATATTTTTATTGAAACATATGTACCACTTAGAACAGCTCAAATATCATTATCAAACTATTCTAAAATGAAAATAGAGGTACCTGGTGATACAGAATTAACAGTTGGTAAAGTTATACAAGTTAAAATAAATTCAATTAATCAAACAGGTGATACTGGAGGTAATAATAGAGACATAGATAAGTATTATTCTGGTGTATACTTAGTAACAGCACTTCAACACGTTTTTAGAACAAACCAATTTGTAACTTTACTAGAAATAGCTAGAGATAGTTCAATGACTGGTTACGATGCACCTCCTAAGGCAATAAAATAATGAATAATTATATTGGAAAAGACGGTTTCAATTGGTGGTTAGGTGTCATTGAGGCAGTAGATGATCCTTTAAGTTTAGGCAGATGCCGAGTTAGAATATTTGGATGGCACACATCTAATAAAAAATTAATACCAACAGAAAATTTACCGTGGGCTTTACCTATAAATTCTCCAAATTCTTCTATGACTGCAGCTGCACCCGTCATTGGAGATTATGCTTTTGGTTTCTTTTCTGATGGAATATCTGGTCAAGCACCTTTTTTGATTGGTATATTTCCAGGTATTCCTCAAAATGGTAAAAATGATTCTCTCGGTTTTTCTGAAGGTGACCATTATCCAGTCGGAGAACCAACAACAAGTCGTTTATACCGAAATGATGAATTTTTTAACAAAACTTGTGTGTATTATAATGACAATAATTTAGACACGGGAGTGCCAACAGCAGACGGTAGTTCTTGGAGTGAACCAAAATCTGGATACGCTACAACGCCTGCTAGCAACAGGGTTATTGAGACCAAATCAGGACACGTATTTGAGATGGACGATACTCCTGGCGCTGAAAGGATACACCTAAACCACAAGGCCAACACATTCTTTCAGATAGACGCTTCAGGCAACATGGTTACCAAAGTTTCTGGTAAAAATTATGAAGTTTACCTATCGGATAACAATATTCATGTAAAAGGTGTATGTAATATAACTGTGGATGGTAATGCCAACATATATGTTAAAGGTAATGTGACGGAAAAAGTGGATGGTAATATAGAAAGAACAGTTGGAGGTAATGTGACCGAAACAATTGGTGGTAATTATCAAGCACAAGTAAGCGGAACATATCAGGTAACATCAGGTGGAAATATGACATTGATAGCACCAAAAATTGATTTAAATCCATGAAACACGAATTTAAAATATTAAAAAATCGTCAAATAGAAATTTATGACGATTACGATAAAATACCAGAAGATTTTGACCACATTATATCTTTTAAACCATGGATACCAGATGGTCCACACACACATGATGAACATAGTGAAATATCTGAATGGAATAATAAATTACAAAATTTAATTAAAAAGGAAAAAGAAAATGCCAGCCGTAACAAGAATAGGTGATGCAGATGTAGACCATTGTAGCGGAATGACTCGTGCAGTCGGGTCATCTAATGTGTTTGTTAACGGCATACCAGTTAGTCGGCAAAGTGACGTAAACACTTCACATTTACTTCCTGGGTCTCCATGCCCGTCACACTCAGCTCCAATCACCAAAGGATCATCAACCGTTTTTATCAACGGCTTAGGTTGCGGCAGAATTGGAGATGCAATTACATCTTGTACCAGCGTGGCAGCAGGTAGTTCCAATGTATTTGCAGGTGGTTAATTAAAAATTTCAAAATTTTGTGTTCCGGCCTCAAAATTCTCCGAACCGTAGCTCAGATTCCAAAAAGCGTTTTTACTCCTGTAATAAATAGAAGATGACCACAATAATACAAAAATATTCAGATATAGATTTTGCCTTCAACATTAGACCTGTTGTAGGTGATATAGCTTTGAGTTATAATCAACAAGCAGTAATTCGTTCGGTTCGTAATTTATTATTAACAAATCACTTTGAAAGACTTTTCAATCCAGACATAGGTTCAAATCTAACCGGTTTATTATTTGAAAATATCAATCAATCAACAACTGTGGCAATTGAAAACGAAATAAGAAATACTATAAACAATTATGAACCTAGAGTTACAATAGATTCTATAGCAGTTAGTGCTTTACCGGATCAAAATGCCTATAGTGTCAGACTTACGTTTTATATTAACAATATTTCTGATATACAAACAGTAACAGTTTTATTAGAGAGAAACAGATAAAATGGCCGGAGCAAATTCAAACATACAAATTACCGACCTTGATTTTAATTTAATCAAGAACAACATGAAGACCTTTTTACAAGGTCAAACGGTTCTACAAGATTATAATTTTGATGGTTCTGCCCTATCAACTTTGTTGGATGTGTTAGCATACAACACACAATACAATGCCTTTTACTTGAATATGGTTGCTAATGAGATGTTTTTGGATACAGCCATTCAAAGAAACTCGGTCATTTCTCATGCAAAATTACTTGATTACACACCAAAATCAAATGTTGCACCAACAGCAACAATTAATTTAAATGTTTATGGAGTTACAGATAGTTCTTTAACTTTGCCACAATTCACTTCATTTTTGTCTGAAGCTATTGATGGTGTTAATTATAATTTTGTCACAACAGATTCTTACACAGTAAATACAAATACTACCACAAAAACAGCGACCTTTTTAAATATACCAATTAAACAAGGTTTGCCAACAAAACAACAATTTACTGTTAGTGTTGCAGATAATCCAAATTTTTTATTTGAAATACCTGATCCAGCCGTAGACACAACCACTTTACTAGTAACTGTACAACAATCGTCATCTAATGCCTCGTATCAAACATTTAGTTTAGCTACAAGTTACTTAACATTAACCGGTTCAGATAATGTTTATTTTTTACAAGCAGGTTTAGATGGTCTTTACCAAATATATTTTGGAGACGGAATCTTAGGAACATTATTGTCTGACGGAAACGTTGTTAATATTTCATATATTACAACACAAGGTACTGCTGCAGCAGGTGCAAATTCATTTGTGTTAATGGATACAGTAAGTGGATATTCAAATACTTTTGTATATAGTGTGGTGCCAGCAACACAAGGATCAAATGCCGAAAATATTGATTCCATAAAATTTCAAGCACCAAAAGCTTATGCAGCACAAGGTCGTGCAGTAACAGTTGAAGACTACATTACAGCAATACAAGAAAATACTTTAGGTTTTTCAGTAGATGCTGTTAACGTATGGGGTGGAGCACAAAGTATTCCTCCCGTGTACGGACAAGTTTTCATTTCTGTTAAACCAACAGGTGGTTATCTGTTAACTGCATTACAAAAACAACAATTGATTTCTGAAGTGATACAACCAATTTCTGTATTGACTGTTACTCCAAATATTGTAGATCCTGATTATGTTTATTTGAAAATATCAACAGACGTTATATATAATCCAAATAAAACAACAAATACCGCTAATAATTTATCAAATATTATATTAAATAATGTTAACAATTATGCAGCCACAAAATTAAATAGTTTTAATTCAACATTTTCAGCTACTGATATTATTTTAACAATACAAAATTCTGATGCATCAATTATTACCAACCAAGTTTCAGTACAATTACAAAAAAAATTCTATCCTAATTTAACAAATTCACAGTCTTATACATTAAATTATGGAACAGCGTTAAAAAAAGGTATTGTTTTTAGTGGTATCACAAGTTCTCCGAGTATTACAGTTACAACTACTTCTGGCAACCAATCTTCTGTTTATATACAAGAAGTTCCTTCAACTTCTAGTGGAATAGATTCTATCACATTGTTAAATGCAGGTTTTAATTATCTCTATCCACCAATTGTAACTATTATTGGAGATGGAATAGGAGCAACTGCAGTAACAACTATAGCTGGAGGAAGCATATCAGGAATTAAAGTTACTAATGCCGGAAGTGGTTACACAACAGCATATGCTATAATTACCAATGCTCCTGGCGACAATTCAGGTTCTTTAGGCGCAGTCACCGTGACTTTACAAGGTCAATACGGAACACTAGCTCTTTATCAAGTTAATACAACAAGTGGAAAAACATTAATTACTAATAATATAGGAACAGTTGATTATGAAAATGGTATTATCACTTTAAATAATTTTTCACCAATTTCTGTTAACAATTTGTTAGGCCAATTGACAATAACTGCAACACCTGTATCAACATTAATACCTTCAAGTTTTAACCGAATCATAACAGTAGATGCTTTTGATCCTACTGCTATCACCGTTAATGTCACACAAGCAACTTCATGATAACTTCCGGCCAAGATACTTCTGTATTAATTCCTTCGCAACTTCCTGCGTTTGTTCGGGATGATCCGAACTACCAAACGTTTGTTGCTTTTTTGCAAGCATACTATGAGTGGTTGGAATTAGCCAATACTTCAAACTCACTAATATCTACTGCTTCATCTGAACAAGGTATCACTTTTGCTTCAAAAAATTTATTAAATTATACTGACATCAATAGTACAACTAATGATTTTTTACAGTATTTTATCAATGACTTTCTACCAAATCTTCCAGAAAGTGCATTAATTTCTCCGCAATTAGCTATTAAAACAGCTAGACAATTATATCAATCAAAAGGTACACCGGCTTCTTATAAATTTTTATTCAGAATACTGTACAATTCTGATTTTGATTACTTAGATACAGAAGATTTTGTTTTAAAACCTTCTAGTGGTAATTGGTATATTGCAAAAAGTGTGCACTTGTTTAGTTCAGACACAAATTTTTTAATAACTTCAAATTTAAGATTGTTTGGCCAAATAAGTGAAACCTTAGCAACAATACAAAATGTTATACAAAACGGTGACAAAACAGAAGTTTTTATTGATGATATCGAAAGAGAATTTCAAAACGGTGAAATTGTTTCGGTTTTAGATTCATTTAATCAACCGGTTTATTTTTATGATGGATCAATTGTTTCGGCCAATACGCCAGGTGCAGAAACGCTTTCTGCTATTATTGTTGGTCAGATTAACCAGATTAATATTAAATCTAGTACACTTACGCCAAATCCGTACAGAGGGTCTTTATATAATCCTGGAGATCCGGTTGTTGTTTATGGTGGTTTGAATCCAAATGTAGCTAATCCAATTGGTGCAACAGCTGAAGTTGGAACAGTAACTTCAGGATATCTAACTGGTATAACGGTAACGAACGGTGGTTATGGTTACGATTTATCTAACACAATTATTAATATTGCAAATGCTCTTGATGCTAGTGCATCAATTGCTTCGGTAAATCCAGCACCAAGTGGTGTTGCTAATTTAACATTTTTTTCAACAGAAACAATTGGACCAAAAGCAAATATACAACTCGGTAATAGTTCATATGGTTTTGCTAATAATATTTTAGCAAACGCAAATACATCATTAGCCAACACTTTGGTTTTTATTACAGATGTAACTTATCCAATTTCATTTGTAAATTTAAATATCGGTGGAGGAGTAACATCACTGACGCCTATTGTTACAGCAATAACACAATATCCGGATGATTACGCAAATACAATTATTGGTAATATTCCAAAAAGTGTTTATAGTAATATTATATCAGTACCAGCAGTAACTTCATCAAATTCATATGCGTATCTATCTTCATTAGGTATTTTAGCGCCAATACAGATTGCAAATACAGGTTCAGGTTATTTGGCAAATGATACTATTATTATAACTGGAGGTAGAGGATACGGAGCTTATGCTAATATTACAAGTTTATCTAATACCGGAGGAATTATTGGTGTAACATATGTTAATGCTTCAAAACAAGGCATTGCAAATAATCTTTATCCTATTGGCGGTATGGGTTACACTCCAAATTATTTACCATCAATTACTATAAGAACATCAACCGGTTCAAATGCTAGTCTTTATGTTCCTGGTATTTTAGGAGCAAGTTCTGTGTTAACTGCCAACACACAACGTGTTGGCTCAATTACAACAATTAATATTATCAATCCTGGTGAAGATTATGTTACAACACCAAAAGTTTCATTAAATGTATTAGATGTTCTTGTTTCAAATTTGACTAGTACTTTTTTACCAAGTAGTGGTGATGTAGTATATCAAGGTAGTAGTGTGTTAAGATCATCAATGTTGGCTTCCGTTGATTCTATTGTGCCATTAATTAATAATATTGATCCAAAACAAATTGTATATAATTTAAGATTATATAATTATGGTAACACAAGTTCAATACCAGCAAGTGTAAATGGTCCAATATTTGTGAATGGTAAAAATATTGTAATGAATATTTCAGCATTTTCGTACAATAGTTATTATAGTTCTGATGGTGTTAGAATTTATGGTGACGGTACAGCACAAGCAACTGCAAGTTTTTTAAATGGCTTATCAATCGCTCAAGGACAATATATTGATTATGCCGGTCAACCTAGTGGATACAGCGTATTAGAAAGTAGAGATTATAATCCATACACATATCAAATTACAGTAGACCAAACAATATCGGTATATAAAGATGTTATACTAAAATTGTTACATCCAGCAGGTATGAATTTGTTGGGTCGTTACGCTATGAAATCTAACAGTAACGTAAGTTCTGTAATTGTTGACACATTACAACAAGGTGTAACATTATCTTATGATACTAATTTTGCAAATTCAAATGTTGTAATGTCAGCAACGTTTGCGAATCCATCAAACAACATTATACAATTTAATAATTTGAATGGTGTTAATTTGGCCAACATCATTCAAATAGGTAACACAATATCATTTACAACAAACACAAATGATATTGTTACAGGTGTTGTAACATCAGTAAACGCTATATCAAATACTGTCACTATCAGTTCAAATATCTGGTTAAGTTATGCAAATGTTGCGTATGTAGCAAATGGTTCTTATATTATAATAGGTGATTTGATGTTAGAAAGTGGCGCAGAAGATTTATTAAATGATATAACTAACAATGAAAACGAAGACTTGATGATAGGACCGAAACTAAATATACTAGGTTTAACTAACTCTTACAATTTAATTAACGGTGGAATTTATAGTAATCCATCTGTTCCTTTGGAAGATATAGTCCGAGTTAATGATTTGTTGTTTGTAGGAAATAATTTGACTCAATTAAATGGCAATACATCTAATGTTATTAGTGTTGACTATACAAACAATGTTATCTATTTGGATTTTCCAATTGCAAATAGTGCAGTCAACACATTCTTGTCTGTAAATAGAACTTATACGGCTTTAGGTTCAAATGTCTTTATCTATGGTGCAGAAGCCGCATAATAAATTTAGGTAATTATAATAAATAAATCATGGCAAATCAAAACATTCTAACAGATTATTTCAAAGTAACACAATCGCAACAGGATTACTACGCTCCTGTGGCCACATTGCCTGCTGCTCCTTATCCTCCTGTTGTATCGGTTTATTGTTTTTTAGGCGGAATTACTCCATGGCCAAACGATAATTCTCCTCCTACACCAACAAAAGATCAACAGTATTTAAAATCGGTATATAAACAAATATTTGCGGCAAAACAAATCAAAACAAATCTTATTTCATTAGTCATCACAAGATTTGATTGGACTTCTGGTACAGTTTATGACTATTACCAAGATAATATTGATTTAACGGGTAAAGACAATAACGGTCTTCCTCTCTATAAATTTTATGTAAAAAACAAATATAATCAAGTATTTAAATGTTTATGGAATAACAATGGAGGAACATCAACATATGAACCTGTATTTGCTCCAGGATCATATTTAAGTAACAACATTTATTATGGATCAGATGGTTATAAATGGAAATATATGTATACAATTGACGCTGGTTCTGCACAAAAGTTTATGGATTCTAACTGGATGCCTGTACCTATTGATACGATACAATCACAAATTTATTCCGGTGAAACACTAGACCCAACAGGACCTATTTTATGGAACGGTAATCCGAATATCTATGAAGCACAAAATGGCACAGCGGGTTATGGAGATATTGAGGTAATTAATATTGTAACTCCGGGTACTGGTTATAATCCAACAACAAACGCTATTACAGTTACTATTACTGGAGATGGATTTGGTGCTGCTGCCAATGTTGTTTTTTCTCAAAGTTCAAATACAATTACAGATATAACTATAAATAATTCTGGAACAAATTATACATATGCAAACGTTTCAATCACATCAACTTTAGGTTCAGGAGCCACAGCAATTGCGCCAGTATCACCAATTGGAGGTCACGGATATGATCCAGCATCAGAATTGGGTGTTTCTCATATAATGTACACTTGTGAATTCAATAATACTGAATCTGTCGATGGTGTAATAATGGTGCCTACAGACATTGAGTATAGGCAAGTTGGATTATTATTTAATCCATTAGCAAAAAGTACTTATCCATATTTTGCAAATGCAAGTATATATAATACAACAACATTATGCCAAATGGCTCCAGCTCAAGGTAATTACAATAATTATGAGATTGTATATCAAGGAAATCCAGGTACTGTTGTTACAACAAATTTAGCAACAATACAGGCAACTTCATCATTTTCAGCAATAATTTTAGATTTTAGTTCTGATACCAATGTTTTAAGCTTAATAAATATAAATGGTACTCCAGTCATTAATTTTCCAATTTATGGAGTTACAACAAAAACTAACAGAACATTACTGACATATACTTCTCCAGACTTCATTAATTTTTCTGGATATATGGCGTACATAGAAAATAGAAGTCCTGTACAAAGAAGTATTGACGGTATTGAACAATTTAAATTTGTACTAGGATATTGAGGACAAATTATCACTAAATACATTTATATCACATAGGAGTGAATAAATGTCGTGTATATATCTAGCAACTAATATAATTAATGATAAAAAATATATTGGTTTCACAAGTAAAGAATTTCGTAAAAGAAAATTTCAACATAAACAATTTGCTCTAAAAAGAAACTCTCCATTTGCTTTCCACCAAGCCATTCGTAAATATGGTTGGAATAATTTTAAATGGGAAATAATTTATGAAAGTTGGGATGATGAACATTGTTTAACCGTTATGGAACCTCATTTTATTATTGAATATGGAACTTTTGGTGAAAATGGTTATAATATGGATAAAGGTG